ATTCCACCATCTTTTGGTGTCTTATATACGCGTGTTATTTTCAAACCTTTTTCTAAAGATTTTGTTGTCTTAAAAGATTTTTTCATATTGCTAACAATATTCTTATAAGCAACATTAGCACCTTCTTGTGTCATTTCACCAATCATTTTTTCCGCATTCTCCTCTAAACCTTTAAATTGTTTAATAAGATTATTCGGTAATTCTTCAACAAATCTTGCCATTACTTGTTTACAACCTTTGCCTGAATTTCTAATTCGATATTTTCTTCATCTACATTATTCAAATACTCTATTGAATACTTTTTATTGTTGTATATGATATTCATATCTCTTGTTATTTCAACTTTTGGATATCTAATCGTAAAATTGGTATAGGCTTTCTCAAAATCAGTATTATTTGAAATAAGTTTATAACCTTTTGTAGTTTTAACCTTAGCGAAAGGCTCCAAAACAATTACTTCTTCGGGTATTTTGAATCCTGCATTGTCTTCTGAATCTTTTATACTAATGATTTTGATTTTTTTATTATATTCTCCTGGATTTTTAACAATTGAACTCATAAAAGATTTCTCCTATGCATATTTAGAATTGTTTCTACAACTCTATTTATATTCTTACCATCAACATACATAGTTCTATTATCATACATATCTTGGCAAAGAATATATACAACGATAATAAAATCTGCATAATCATCCAATGATTCACTATCTTTTTCTTTAGTTTCTATAGGTATTCCTGTATAATTAGATATAAAGTCTTTAGCGATATTTAAATATATATTTAACTCTTCTTGTAATAACTTATCATCAGTTACATCAACTCTGATATAGTTTGCAATATCTTGATAAGTTATATCACTAACTTTTTTCATATTTTTCCCTCCTTTATGAGGTTATTTTTTATTTTTCTTATTATCAGTTGATGTATCATCTATTTTTTCATCTTCTGATAACTTTTTTTCTGCTTCTTCATCTGATACTAGTGTATCATCTGTTTTTTCACTTTCTTTGTTAATAGTAGATAATTCTTCTATTTGCTCTTTTAGCATTTTATTTTCTTCAGTTAACTCATTTATAAGTGAATTAGCAGATTCCAACTCATCTTTTAATATTTTTTCATCAGTTGGTGTATATTTTTTTATTAGTTTAGCCTTCATTAAGTCTTTGACTAGGGCATCATTAGGAATATCCCTAATTTCGCCCTTTGCCATAGAAATAATTCCGCTAAAACTTTCAATAGCTTCATATTTCATTATTAAGACCTCCTAAATTAAGCTGCTGGTGCTGTAACGACAGCAATTTTTTGCTTATCTTCTACTTTAGCATCTATTTCACCCCAAGCAACTATACCAATTGCATGTTGTGCTGCAAATAACTGATCTAGGATTTGAATTTCTGTTTTTTCACTTTCTTTTACTGCTAGTCCACTAAAATCACCATAGAAAATAACATTAGCAGATGCTGTACCTAATTTAGAAACATTATCAGAAACATAAACATCTTTTCCTAAAAGAGTATATCCATATTTAGATGAAAGATCTCTATTTAGTAAATAGTTATTATTACTATCTTTTAATTTTTTAATAGCAGTTCTTGTTGCTCTATTCATAACCCAAATAGAATCTGCTTGATAAGAATCAATTACTAAATCTTGAGTTTCAATTAACTCATCAGCAGTAATAGCAGATTTGCTTGCTAAAACCTTTTTCATATTAGTAGAGTCGTAAGATCCTACAACACCGCTTACTTTAGATGTAGTTCCATTTAATAACTCACCTTCAATAAACTTAGCAATTTTCTTTGCCATTTTATTAATTACCCAATTTGTTAATTTGAAGTTACTATTTTTTAATAATGATCTACTGATCTTTGTTAATGCACCATATAAGAATCCTGTTAACTCAATAGTACCAAACTTATTACTATGTGATGTTAAATCAGTAAACTCTGTAGCATAACCAACAGTAACACTATCAGTAGAAGTATCTTCTGTAGGTATATTTACTGTTCCTGGAATATCATAATGAGTAGCAAGTCTATAAACAGGTGAAATTTCTTCTACTTTTTCAATTATTTTATCAACAATTGTTTTAGGAATAACAGCACCATTATCAGTTTTAGTTAGATTACTTGCATCTGCCCTATTTGTTTTTAGAGTTTGACTTCTAATATACTCTGCAAAAGCATTATAATCATTTCTTTCTTCTACTGAAGTATACATTCTTTTTTCAGCAGCAGTTAGTTCAGATTCATCCTCTGTCTTTTCTGACTTTTCTTCCATCTTTTCAATTTTATTTTCCCTTTCTAGAGTTGCATCTATTGAATTAATTTCTTTTTCAATTTCATCAAATCTTGCAACTTCTTCTTCTGACATTACGCGATTTTCTTTTTTTGAATTATTTAAAATATCTGTCATTTCTTGTCTTAAATCATTTCTTTTTTCTTCTAAACCTTTTTTATTCATGTTTTATCTCCTCCTTCTTTTTTTCTTAACACAAATGTTTAGATTTTTTTTAATCTTCTTAATCTATCTTCATAAGAAGAATAATCAAAGGCTCTATTGCCTTCTTCTTCTACGGCTGAATTTTCAGGTATTGTCTTTTTTTCATCAGCACCTTCTTTTAATTTCTCAAGAATGATATCTGCAATCATTTCTGCAACCAATTTTATTTTCTTTTCTTTCTTTTCAATGTTGATTAATTCATGTTCTTTGGTAATTTCATCCCAGTTGTTATCTTCTTTTTTATCAACAGCCTTATGTTTTTTTCTTGCTTCTTCTTCGATTTCCGCAATAGTAGATGCTCTATATTCAACGACCTTTTCATTTTCACTTCTTGCTTCTATGCTTGTACCATAATAAGCAGGCGACTTTGTATCATCTAATATAGATACTTCTAACAAATCTAAACTAGTAACTGTTCTTGTTTCACTATTACCATCTTTACCTAACTCATCAGAATTAGCATAAAAGCCAAAACTCCAACCAACTAATTTATTGTTTTTAGCCTTTTCTATTACATCTTTATCGGTAATAGTTACTTCTGCTCTAAGACCTATGTTATCTTCTTCGAGAATTGCAGTTCCATCTTTTGTTGTAGCCAATTCTCTATTTTCATCATGATTTAAAAGTACTTTTACATCATCGTTTCTCTGCAATGCACTTTTAAATACTCCGGATCTAATTCTTTCAATGAAAGTTCTTACTTTTCCATGTAAAGATTCCCTAATAGGCTTTGAGTATCTTTCAACCGCATTAACATATCCATTAATGACAACAGAATCTTCTCTAATTTCTATGTGCATTTATATCACCTCCTTCACCATTTATATTTGAATTAACATTTTTATCAGTATCAGGTGAATTATCAATATTTATATTTTTATCAACAGTTCCAGACTCGCCCATTTTAATTAACTTGTTCGTATTAGGAACATAAATCTCACCAGTTTCTGGATTTAATAAAACATCTCCAAGTCCTAAATTAACCATATCTAATCCTGGTAAAGCATCATCATCTTCCATATAACGAATCTCATTTCTTGTTTTAAATCCTGTTTCTATAGCGATTTTATAAGCCTCAAATCTTTCTTTCATTAATCCTTTTAACAATTCATTGAAATCAGGAGCAAAATAAAAAGATTCTTTCTCTTTTTCGAGTAAAAAATCTCTATTTAAGGCAGTGGTAAATGCAGTAGCAATAGGCATTATAGCACTCTTTATAAAATTGTTATAATCACTAGATATGTGAAATATATCTTTTATTTCGCTGATAAAAGTTATATTTTTTTCATTTAATTCATTTTCTTTAGAAGTATTACTTGCTTCATCAAACTCTAATCCATCATTTAATACAACTGTATTAGCATTTCCTAAATAATAATCTTCCCAAGCCTTTTTTAATGCTTTTAATGCTTTCTCATCGAGATGTTTTGGAGATTTTAGAAAACCTTTACGAGAGCCACCAGTAAGAATCAAATCATATTCATACAATAATCTTTGACGAGCAGTTTTTATTGCTGTAGATATTTCATTAACCAAACCTCTTCCACTAGCACCATCTTTGGTATTTCTCAAAAGTTTGATAAAGTTATAATCATCATATTCCTCGCCTTTTATTAATATCTTGTAAGACTTATATATTGGATCATAATTTTTATTAATTGTAACTTCTTTATTTTCTACATAAAACAAACCAGAAAATTGATTTTTTATTTTTTTTATGTATGCATATCCACCCTTACCTAATAAGTAATCTTCACACATTGCTCTTTTCATTTGAAATCCATCAAGTTTATCTTTTGTATCATCGTTGATAATACGAACTCTAGGATCATCATAAACTTCTTCTGCTTTGAGTTTGTCTTTATTTTTAACAGTCTTATATAATTTAAAAGGAATCATTGCAAATGTGTCACAAATCAAATTAACTGAACTACTTATTACTGGAATAGACAGTGCAACATCTCTATCAACTACAGTATCTTTTAAAATAGCATTCAATAGTGGGTCTTCTAAAGATTCAGCAGTAGCTTCTGTTTCATCTCTTTTATTTTTTGAAAATAAATTAAAAATCTTCATTTACTATCACCTCCTTCCTAGAAAGTTTGCACTATGAATCCATCTTCAAAGATAACATCTTGCTCAAGTAGATAACAAGCATTGATTAATGAGACTACCATATCTACTTTTCCTCTAGATTTTTTCTTTGTTACATATCGATTCATATTTGTATCAAAAGTACATCTTGCATTTTGAAAATTAATTTCAAGCAACTTATTATCTTCATATTGAAACTCTCTATT